TTCGGCCACCGTACCGTCTTTCTTTACCGGTCTTATGTTTAGTGCTATGCCCTGCACACCCCCGGAGCTTGAGGATAGGTCAGCAATCATCCTCGGGTCGGCACAGTCGGCAACGATAAGATCACGGCGGCTGGTTACCGAACGCAGTACGTTTCTTTTCAGATCCCCGGTGCTCTGGCCTGTCTCATAGAACTGCTCATCCCAATACATTATTTTTCTTTTCTCATCTATGGCAATCTTAACCATAGCGTCCGGGTCGGGGTGGTATCCGAAGTCCAGGCCATAACCATAGGGAAGGGTCGTGTCAAAATCCCCTATCTCCCAATTGATAAAGACCTGTCCTTCAAGTACGCCTATCTCCCCTTCACCGTAAACCCTCCACCAGTTCTCAAACTCTTTCTTTCCGAACTTCCACAGGATCTTCTGCAGCTCCGCTTCTGGCAGCCAGGGGTTATCCCGGAATGTGGACTTTATGAAAGCATGCTCAAAGGAGGGTATCACCCTCTCATGTATCCAGAACTCCGAGCGCGGGTTGTAATCCAGGAACGTGCATAGGTGGGTCCGCTGGTTCAGGTTATCGAAATCCTCAAAGGTGACTTTGTTGTTACACTCATTGATAAAGAGTATATCCCTGCGGGGACCGTGTACCTTAGCATAATTGTCTCTTATCCCGAAGTACTCAAGTGTAGAATCACCTATCTTAAAGAAATGGTCTGAGCGGTTATGCAGGGCTGCGGGGTTCTCACCGTATGAGGCAAGGATCTGATACAGGTCCCTCACTGCTCCTATCTTCAGGTGAGGCATAGCATACGAACACACCGAAGCGATAAGGGGACGCTTGGAGTGCTTTAGTATGTCGTAGATATTCTGAAGGATAGAGAAGGTCTTAGAGCTTCCCTGACCCCCCTGATCAATGATCAGCCGGTGCCCTGCATCGAAAGCCTCAGCGTTCTTAAAGTATATGTCAGTTAAGTTGGGCAAGTTTCTCTATATGTTGTTTGTACTTCTCGGCATTCTCGTCTTTGGTTACATTGATCTCCAGGGGTTGGATCTTCTCCCCTCCGCTGGTATGGTCGATATTAGTCTGGTCTGTCCATCCCATATTCTTTAGTGCAAAGATTGCCCCCGTTGGGGAGTTCCCATGTAGCCGGGTTTCATATATACTCTCAATCCTGAGTCTGGACCTTTTTATGGTGTAAGTGAAATCAGGTTTGTTCTCATAGTCGTAGAATGATTGCCTCGACTCAAAACCGAGATGATAACATAACCCTGTTATTGTCGGTTTCTCTGTGTTAAGGAAATAGTTCTCTGCTCTCTCCTTGAGTTCCTCTGGCGTTCCAATATGCCTCGATGCGTGTATTTTTGTTTCTTTCTTCAATATGTGCTTTATACTGGGACTCTCATTATCTCCCCATTTCTTAACTTTACCCTTACTCCATTCATGCGTTGCATCTCAACAAGGCTTATAATCTTCGGCTTCTTTTCTTTCTTGTGGTGTCTGACATTTTTCTTTTCTTGTTGCTTTATTTCAGTCTCGCATAATAAATGATATTTGCGGTGACAGTCTGCACATAGTGTCAGCAAACTACTATCTGGATATTTCCATGGAGGCGGGTGTTCCTTAAAATAAAATGTGTGGTGAGCTTCCAGGTCTTTAGTTCCCTCACAGACGGTACACATACCTTTGTCTCGCTTTAGTATCCTCGCACGCTTCCTTCTCCACTTGGGGTGTTCTAAGAGACTCTTGTATGTAACTTTTTGCGCCAATACAAACTGTACCGAATTGCTACAATAATACAACAATTATACTATTTACAATGAATTATTACGACATTTTGTCAACAAGTTGTTAACTGAGTCGGAAGATTTGGCATGAAAAAACCGGGATTGAGTGTCCGGGGTGTGGATTGGGTCTGTGTAGTGTTATCTTATTTTTGTCTTTGGGTTGTTCGGTATTTCCGTACATCTGATTTTATTTATTTGGCCGGTTCCAGTAATCTTCAAAGCATTGCTCAATATCTCTTTCGTCAGAATCAAGCCAGCCGTTTGCATAACCTCCTCTTGCCACCTCTTTAAGTAATGCGTCAAGGTCTGATTCAAACCTTCTTCTTGCATCAAATAAATGTAGCCAATCACTATTATATGATGGCTCCCACTTCTCAATAAATTCTGCTCTTTTTTCTTTCATGGCTGTTCACTTACGATTTCTTCATTATGCCATTTAGCAACATAACCCAAATCCATTATCTGCCTTAACTCTGACTCTTTGAGTGTTGCTATTTTTGCAAGGATAGTAGAATCATATAAGTTATGACCTTGCCCCTCGTATTTCAGTCTCTCTACTATCTTGTCGATTAAGTATCGACCGGTTCTTTTGTAAATATCTTCTTCCATCTCTCTGTTTATTTAGGTAAGTATTCTGGTTATCCTACACCCCTCCTGGGTTAGTTGTATTTCAACTTTTTGGAATAATTCTATTTCGCTTCGTACATCTTCGCAAAACCAATATCCATCTTCTTTGCGTTCCATGTGAAATACAACATTCTCCACCCGGATAAGATTGTCTTCCCATTGCTTGAGGGCTTTATAATACTTATCAATCTTATAAAGTGGCATATCGTTGATATTTTGTTTGGGTTTTTGTGGCTCCGGCTCAAGGGATGCGTATACCCCACCCTCTGAAATTCTGGCAATAAATGCGTTTACTTTATGTGTTTCCATGCTCTATGTTTTCTTATATTACATACAGTTGTGTTACTTAACCCAAAAATCTCAGCAATCTCAATATTCTCTAAATCGGTGGCCTTTCGTAAAACTCTTACCTGAAATTCATTCACCTTTGCATTGCCATTTTTCTCCCCAGCAAGACGTTCCTTTAAACCTATAGTAAAAGCGTGAAGATGGTTTTCAGAACTTGTTACCCACTCTAAATTATTGCTTAGATTATTGGTCTTATTACCATCTTTGTGGTTTATTTCAGGCTTATTCTCCGGATTCGGTATGAAAGCATCAGCTACAAGCCTATGAATCAAATACTGATGTGTCTCCCCGTTTCTTCTTAATGAAACTTTATAATAACCATTGGTATTGCGTGGAGACAGTATTTTCCCTTGATAATAATGAGATCTTGTCGCGTTCCATCTTTGTGAATCTTTATTAATAACTCTTGCTAATGATCTGATTCTACCCATGTTGCTCACTTGGTATAGATCCTCGTATCCATCAATGTCTTTCCATCTCTCCATAATAAATAAACCGGGCGAAGGGTGCTTAGTGGTTGCTATGCAGAGACCACCATACTCGTTTCCGAAATATGACCCATGCCCGGTATTTTTTACAGTTGAATAATAACATAGCATTTGACTAAGCACTACAAATATAGTAAAAATGTGGATCATTTCCTAATATCTCTATTGTTCATTCGCTATAAATGCTGTTTGGGTTTTCATGATTTTACTCGCTTATTCCAATTAGTAATTGAAATTTTTGCAAGCCACTCCGAACTATTCTTAATAGCTTTATTTATCATTGTTGCTCGGCAATACATATTGGTACACTTAATTTGAACTTCTTTGGATTTTGTGTAACCATTTCCTATGAATCTGAGATCAGCTTCATATCCACAAAAAGGACATGGCAATAAATCGTCTGCCTCAAATTCTGGCTCGGTGTGTGGCATATATGTTTTCATAGCTTTATTGTTTATTATTTAGAAATTCGGTGTACAAATCTCCGGCAAAAGTCTCAGTTAAACTTGAGCCGCTAACTGTATAGTGCCATCGAATAAACTCAATAGCGTGTTGCTTGGCGTAGGATTCCCTCTTCTCAACTTGTAGTTCAAGCCATGTACAATATGTTTGTAAATATTCAACTTGGTGTGCAAGGTTCATGGGCTTTAAGCTACTTTTTATTGTCGGGGTCTGTTCTTCAAATTTCTTCTGAAGTTTTGTCCTTTTATCTTCTGCTGTTTTCATGGTGTTTGTTTTACCTATTTAATTCGGGGTGCATATACCTATCAATCGCAGACGGTGGCTCAGAATAAACATCACTATCGCAATATCCATTCTTTAAAAGGAAATCAAGAAACTTTGTCAAT